TTACAGAAATATTTATAATTCTTGGATCTTGATTTTTCTTTTCTTTAAAATTTTTAAATCTTGAAATATCAAAAGCCATATTGTTTATAATCAATTTATTCTCAATAACTTCTTTTTCCACACTTTCATCTAATATTTCATCAACAAATCCATATTCCTTAGCTTCTTCTGCGCTCATCCAGGTTTCATTATCCATTAATTCCGACAATGTTTCCTTATCAGTCTTTGCTTTATTTAGATATGTCTCGATAATGCTATTTTTAACTTTATTTAGCATTTCAAGCGTTTTTTGCATATCTTGATTATTTCCGTAAGCAAAAGTAATTGGATTATGAACCATAAACAAAGCATTTTTAGGCATTTTTACAATATCACAGGCACTCGTTATGATAGTTGCCGCACTTGCTGCCAATCCATCTATATTTGCTGTTATTTTAGCCTTATGATTTTTAAGAGTATTCGCTATTGCTACAGCACTAAATACACTCCCACCTGGACTATTTATATGCAAAGTTATGTTTTCCACGTCACCAAGATTTTCAATGTCCTGTTTAAACGCCTTATCAGATATATCATCCCAATATTCATCACTTCCAATACTTCCATAAAGTATAAGTTCAGCTGATTTTTCTTCATCATTCTTCATCACGTTCCAAAATTTGAGTTGTTTCGGCATTCAACACCACTCCTTTCTCTGTTAATAATTTATTTTCCTTTGCCAAAATTCTTACATTCTGCTCAAAATCTCCGCCATTAAGTTCGGCTGTTTCTCTCGTCCTAGTCGATAATCCATTATTGATTCTTATAACTGCCGCATTAGCCTCTTTTAACGGATCTATTTGTCCTTGAGACGGTCCGTTCCATTGAGAGCCACACCACGCTTTGTCTATAAGAAAATCAGTTCCATAATTTTTAAGTTCAACTCTACCTAACAAATACGCTTCGTTTAACCATTCCTCATAAACAGGCTGGGTAAAATTCTCTACAAACCATTCACGTCTTTTCCTAAACATTTTCCACGCTTCCAGAAGTGCTGCACGACTTGCTGAATAACTTGCTGTAAAATGCTTTATTAAAAGCTCATATGGTACTTCTAAGGCACTTCCTATCTGTCTTAAAATACTTGTAACAAAAGGGTCAAACTGTGCATTAGGTCTCCCTGGATTAGTAGCTTTCGCTTTTTCTCCTGGATTAAGTCCTACAACCATTCCTGGTGCAAGTTCTATAGTAGTTTCATCTTCTGAATCTACCAGCAAATCATTTTCAACTGCTTCTAGTTCACCTACATCAGCACCGCTCGAATTTTCGGCATCGCTTTCAATAAAAATTGCATACATTCCGCTTATAACTGCTGCCATTAGTTCGGCTTCAGTATAATTCCCAAGCTGCTTTAAATTCTCAATAACTGGAGATAATATCGGAATTCCTCTTACTTGTTCAGGTCTTTCTGTGAAAAGAAGATGTATTATATTTTTTTGATTTTCACTTCCATAAACTTTTATAAGTTTCTCGCTTACTCCCCCAGTTGCGTCTAATGGATGTTCAGATGAAACATAATAGCCTTCAATTCTTCCGTTTTTATCTATTTTCACACCTTCGACTACACTTTTATCTGAAATCATATTGTTTGGAGTATATATTCTGTCAGGTTCTAAAATTTCCAGTTTTAAACTGTATGGATTTTTTGGAGTTTCAAAATAATTTAATTTTATAAAACATTCTCCATTCATCAGCACTGTCAAAAATACAAGTTCCTGGATCTGATAAAAGTTCATAGTCCCTAGATTATCAATCTTGTCTTTAGACCAAAGTTCAAATTCTTTTTCAATTAAACTTTCTATTGCTTCGGCTTCTTCATCACTAATACCTATTGTTTCGTTATCAATAGCGGACTTTAATTTTAATCCGCTCCCAACGACATTCGTATTAATAGTTTTCAACGCCCCAGTAGCCACAGAAGTTCCCATATATAAATCTCTCGAACGTTCAATCAACTTTTTATGGTTCTTATAAATATCCTTTTTTACTCCGCCGCCAGCACTTTGCCAGCCTAGCATTGATTTTTTAGTAGTTGAAGCACCGTGATTTGAATATCCAGTATTAAGAATTTCTAATTTTCTTCTTGCTTGAAACCTTTTAAGTCCTTTTTCCGGATTAAATGCCGTTACCAATTTATCAATAAAATTCATAAAACACCTCCTTTTCTGCTAAAGATTTCTAGGCACACCTCTTCTCACTCTCCTGTTGCCTTTGCCATTTATTTTTTGAAGTTCATTTTCCCAGTAAGCTCTTCCTTTTCTTATTGCATCTATTCCCATTCGAGTAAGTTCCCTAGTTCCAATTTTATAACTAGTTCCAGCCAAAGCCGCTCGTTCAGCTTTACCGTATTCAACAATCATTTCTAAAATATATTCTCTTGAATAATTTGATTTTCCCATTTTCTAAATTCCTTTCGACAATATTTTTCTTTTTGTTTGCACTTTTGGCCTTTCTGTAACATCAATCAAATATTTTTTACTCAAATCAGGATTAGCTATTTTTAACGCAGCATAAGCATAATTTCTAATATCCAACGGTTCATTCCTTTTAGTTCCTGTAACAACCCACTTAGTTTTTCTTACTCCTTTTTCAAAAGTTGTAATCTTAACTTCTGCAGTCAATCCTTTAAAGTATGTTTCATCATACCCTCTTTCTGCATTATCCGGAAAATGCATATATCTTGGTCCAGGTAAATCAATTCTTAATCTGGCCATAATAGTTTCTTTCCCAGTATCAGTATTTAATACAAATAGCGAAATTTGTCCTTTATTTGTTTTAGTTGGCCTTGTAATAAACGGCTTACCTTCCACACTTCCACCTTTTACTCCAAATATTCTTTTAATTTCACGAGGTTTCACAAATCCGTAAGTTGACATTGTGTGATTTCCTCCTGTGTCAATACAGGTGCATATTATTTTTATTTTCTGTCCGTTAGAATAGGTAAATTCAGTATCCAAGAATCTCTCAAGCTGATTCCACACATGAGTTTCTGCAGGATTTCCTATGAATACTTTATAATAAATCCCCCAGCTTTCTTCATCAGATCCCCAGCCTACAACTTCACATTCCAATCTATCATCTTGAACATCAACTCCCGCAGTCAAAACGTTTACTTTTTCAGGAATTTCGCAGCCATAATGTTCTTTTCTGTGAGATATTTTTTCAAAATCTATTTTATCTCTTTTTTCCTCAAAAGTTTCACCTAATGCAGTATTAGTGAAAACCTTCATAAGTTGAACATCGCCTTTAGATTCCTTGAATTTTTTTATTATACTTTTCCAAGTCGAAAAAGGACTATACAATTCACTAATATGAAATCCTCTTACTGCTTTCGGATCAATTTCAACATTTCCCGCAATCCATTCTCCCTCTTTCATATTTTTTTTCCATTCGTATTCACTTGAAACTTCAAGGCAATCTTGACATTTGTGTCCAATATTTTCAAAAACAATATTTTTCCATTCTAATCTTTGCATTGTTCCACATTTTGGACAAGGGATATAATATTCTTCCTGTGTACTGTTTTCATACTCCTGTTCTATTCTTGATTCTCCTCTTACTGTTGGCGTACTTGTTAAAACAATTTTTTTGTTCCAAAATGTTTTTGTTCTCTCAATTGCTAAATTTAACGGATCACCTTCACCCTTTACATCATTTGGAAATCTATCAATCTCATCTGCCAATAATATCCGTATTGGTCTACTCGCAAGTTCAGCTGCTGAATTACTTCCAGTTAAAATAATATATCCACCTGGAAAATCTTTTTGAGTTTTAGTATCTCTTGACGTTTCATTTTCAATTATTTTACTTTTTAATTGTGGTGTGCTAAGTATCATGTCATTTAATCTTGTTGTCGCAAAATCTTCTGCCATTTTTTGAGTCGGCATTAAAAACATTATAGGAGCAGGGTCATAATCTGCATGATGTCCAAAAGTATTCAATAAAAGTTCTGTTTTGGATAATTGAGCTCCATACATCATTATCACTTTTTCTGTTTGTTTATCAGATATTGCTTTCATCACTTCTCTTTGAAACGGTACTCTATCAGTATTCCACCTACCTGGTTCCGCAGAAGTTTTGGAACTTAATATTCTATAATTGTCTGCCCATTCATCAATCGTTAATTTTGGCGGTGGCTTTAATACCGAAATAATTTTTTTAAACAAATTATTTGCTTTTTTTAGGTCTGCCTCTCTTTTTCGGGTTGTCATTTTTCTCTTCCTTTAAATTTTTTTTAATTGATTTAGTGCTTAAATTCTCTTCATCCTCATCTTCATCAATATAATTTTTACTTTTAAACATTTCAGGACTATATTCACTTAATTCTGTCAAAGTATCAGATATTCCTGTTAAAATGATGTCCTGTATTTCTCCCAAGTTATCACAAGCAATTACAGCAGGTGCTAATTTATTAGGCAATGAAAGCAATTTTCCCTTTATATTGACAAGCATACTCGTCATTACTTCTTCAATTACTCCCGCCGGATGTAATTGATTCTTTAACTCCGATATTTTCAAGGCTTTCAATTCTGTATCTTTTTTTATTTTCTTTATTTCTTCCCTAATTTTTTCGTCTTTCAAATCTACATCTGCATCATTTTTTAACTCCAGATACTCAATATATGAATGAATACTTTCCAAAAATAAATATTTATTTTGTCCGTTTTTTTTGATAA